GAACTATTGGACTAAGTTCTACGCAGATGCTTTTGAAGATGCTAAAACATTTTGGAAAGACTATGCTAAGAACGTAGAACAGTTCTATAAAAAATAACTTTATTAAAACACAATAGTTTGATATTAGTGCATAAAATTTAATGTGCATTTACAAACTTTGGATTGGTGGGTGTGTCTTGCTAAAGTCTTGCAAATGCTTAAAAGACAATGGCAAGAACACAGAACGAAGAACTAATATCTCTAAAGGGACATATCACAGGAATTAAGAGAGAAGTTAAACTACTTGGTTGCTCGGTTTATAAACTAGAAAAGAAACTAGAAACTCTATTCTGGTCTATATTATGTGGACTGGGTGCTTTGTCTTTGGCTTTGATTACTATTTTCTTAGCTAAGTAACTATTGCTTATTTTAACAAATACAACTAGTAGTTAGTTATGGACACAAGAAGGATTCTGGTTATTTCAGATTTGCACCTGCCTTATCATAGGCAAGATTCTTTTGATTTCTTAAAAGCATTAAAGAAGGAATACAAACCTACATTCGTAATGTCCATTGGTGATTTGCTAGACCACCACGCACTTAGCTTCCATGATTCAAACCCAGATTTATTTTCTGCTGGACATGAACTTGCTAAAGCAAAAGATTACATAAAAGAACTTGAATCAATATTTCCTGAATTAATAGAAATAGATTCTAACCACTCATCAATGGTTTATAGACGAGCATTAAAACATGGTATGCCAAGAGCATATCTAAAAGAATATGGAGAATTTTTAGGAACTAAAAAATGGAAGTGGTTTGATGATTTAACAGTAACACTTCCTAATAAACAAAGATGCTTATTTACTCATGGTCGTTCTGCTGATGTTTTAAAAGTATCACAAACAAATGGAATGAATTGTGTGCAGGGACATTTTCATACTAAGTTCAAAATTGAATACTGGGCTAATCCTGATAATCTTTTTTGGGGTATGCAAGTAGGTTGTTTAATAGACCAAAAGTCTTTAGCTTTTGAATATGCAAAGAATTTTAAAACTAGATTTATAATTGGAACTGGTTTAATCATAGACTCACAACCAAAATTAGCACCTTGTGTTTTAAATAGAGATGGCAAATGGATAGGCAAGTTAGTTTAAAAGAATTACTATTTTCTGAAACTGCTACAAGACTTGGAATAGATAATACTCCAACTGACCAAATTCTAATTAACTTACAAACTCTAATCTATGAAGTTATTGAACCAATCATAAATCAATTTGGCGACATCAAAATAACTTCTGGTTATCGTTCTCCTGCGTTATGTAAAGCCATAGGAAGTTCTCCAACATCACAACACGCATTTGGAATGGCAGTTGATTGCGAAGTTCTAGGAGTGCCTAATAAAGAACTTGCTGACTGGGTAGTTAATCATTTAGAATTTGACCAATGTATTTTAGAATTTTGGAAACCAGAAGAAGTTAATTCAGGGTGGGTTCATATCTCATACAACAAAGGTAATAATCGTAAAATGTATTTAAGAGCATACAAAGCTAATAATAGAACTGTGTACGAGGTATTATGAAACCATCAGAAAAGCAAATAGGTGGAGATCATTACAAGGATATGAAAATATCTATATCTGAATATGTTTATTCTAATCAAATAGATTGGTATGCTGGTAATGCTATTAAGTATTTAAGTAGATATAATAAGAAAAACAAAGACTTATCTAAGCAAATAGAAGATCTTAATAAAAGCATACATTATATTCAACTTTTAATTGAGAAAATAAGCAAGTAAATACAAGCTTGTTATTACAACATCAAATCACGTCTATAATGCCATTTAAACTGCATTAGAACGCATTAGGCGAGTTTTATACACACTGTTTAACGGATTTGAATTTTAACTATTGATTATATAAAAAATGCGTTTAAATAGGAAATAATGAAAATAGATAAAGAAATCAATGTTTTTGATAATCTTAAAAAAGCTAAAAAAAAGGAATATCGTTTAAAAAATAAAGAACATATTAATAAATATATGTTGCGATATCGTTTAAATAACAAAAATAAAATATCAAAAACGACAAAAGCATATTACTTAAAAAATTGCGACAACATAAAAGAGTATTCAAAAAATTATCGTTTGAATAATCCAGATAGAATTAAAGAATATCACTTAAATAATAAAGATAAGAAAAAAAAATATCTAAAAGAATATCGGTTAAAAAATAAAGAAAAAGGAAAAGAATATAAGAGATTATATATTTTAAATAATCGTAATTTGATAAATGCTAATACTGCAAAGAGACGTGCTAGTAAATTAAATGCCACACCAAAGTTTGCTAATATTAAGAAAATAAAACAAATTTACAAGAACTGTCCAAAAGGTTACCACGTAGACCACATTGTTCCTTTAAACAACAAATTAGTATGTGGTTTGCACGTAGAATGGAATCTTCAATATCTTCCTGCAAAGGAAAATCTATCCAAATCAAATAAATTAATGTAGAATGTTAGAACAAATAACGAACATTTAATTTATATGTCAAATTACGTAGTAACTACAATAGACCCAGATTATTTCTCGGAAACACACACTATTGGTGCTACATCAGCACAATCATCTGCAGTAATAACTGGTTCAGGAATTGTAAGAATAGCTATAACTGGAACTCATGCACACATTAAGTTTGGTGCTAATCCAACAGCTACAGAAGAAGATGTTTTGGTAACACAGGATTCTGTTAATTTATTTAAGTTTAAATCTGGCGATAAAGTTGCTTTCATCAAAGGTGGTGATGGTACTGGTCAGATTAACATTTGTGCAATAGATTAATATGTTACCAGCTTTAGGTGCTTTTGCACCATTATTAAATACAGTTTTTAAAACAATAGAAAAATCTATTCCTGATAAAGATTTGCAAGAGAAGTTAAAAGCTGATTTGAATATGCAACTTCTTACTTCTGGTACTGAAGAATTAAAAGCATCTGCAAGAATAGTTGAAGCAGAAGCTAAAGCAGGTTGGTTTGCAAGTTCTTGGAGACCATTACTTATGTACATCTTAATTGGTATCTTAGTTCTTAACTATATCATCTCTCCTATTATTTTAGCTTTGTTTTCTAAAAAGATTGGAATTGAATTACCTTCTGATGTTTGGACTTGTTTAAACATTGGACTTGGTGGTTATGTAGTTGGTAGATCAGGAGAATCTATTGCTAGAACTTTGGCATCAAAACCATTGAACAAGAACCAAGAAAATGGATAGTCTAAAGTTAAGCGACCAAACACAAGTATCTTTACCTATTAAAAACATAGTAGCGATTGTATCTGCTATCGTTGTAGCTGTTTGGACTTATTTTGGAATAGTTGAAAGACTTAACAGACTTGAAACTAATGAAAAGTTAATGTCGCAAGATCTTTTAAAAAAAGCAGAACAAACTCCTAAGAACCAAGAAATGTATATGTTGATTGAGTATCAAGCTAAAGCAATAGATAAACACTCAAAACAACTTGAAGAAAACGTACATACTAAAGTTATTATTAATCAATTAGAAAAAAAAATAGATAAATTAGAGAAGGAATTAGATTCATTAAGAGGTAAATAATGAATCAGGAAAGAGTAAATTTTAGGTTATTGGAAAACGTACACAGGGTTGTTTTAGATCATGGAGACGAGATAACAGAAATTAAAAAAGAAGTTAAAGAAATTAAATCGTATTTCTCCTTTAAAATGTTAATGATATATTTTGCTTTTATCTTGGGACAAGTAATTGCAGTTAGTTTTTATATTGCTCATCAAGAGTCTAAAATAGATATATTAATGGAAAAAATACAAAAAAAATGATTGAAACAGTATTCGCTTTGTTAATGTTTTTAAATGGAAAGCTAGAAGGTTATTCTCCAAAAGCCAATGTTGCAGATTGCTTAGAGCAAAAAAGAAAAGTTGAACGTGATGGAACAAATGATGTTACCAAATGGCAGTGTAAGGAAATAAAAGCTATTATAGAAACTGATAAGCATGGAATTAAAAGAATTAAAGAGATTAAAGAATGAACTTCTATCTAATTACCTACGCAATAAGCTTTGTTAAGGTAAATGATGAAAACATAAAAGAAGATATTGCTCATTGTAGATTCTTTGATACTGACAGCTTTGTAAATGCCAGTTCATTTCTAGCTTCATTAAAACAAGTTAAAAAACTTAGAATTACTGGAGTTGAATTTGAAGTAGAAGAATGTGGTTGGTACGATTATTATGAAGATATTTCAAATACTATTCACTAACTTAACTGTACTTCAAAGTATTCTATACCATCATTTGGAAAGCTTTTTAATTGCGATTTTGGTAATAGCTTTAATATTTGATCTACACTTTTAAATATAATCTTATCAGCTAAAGGAAAGCAGATTGTAAACTTAGTATGATAGTTTGTAAAAGATTGCTCAAAGTAGATATATCTTTTAACATCTCTAACTTTAATCTTGGTTAAAGTCTTACCACCTTCCCAAGTTGCGTTCTTTAATTCAACAAAGAACTGCTCTTGCTTATGTGCTTCTTTAGGTGCGTAAACGAAGTAGTCTGGGAAAGCTTTGATAAGGGTTGGGAGTTTGGCAAACAAAGGTATAATACTTTCAGCGAAAGATTGAGAATCATTAACAGCATTAAGACCAAGCTTCCTGTAAAGATAGCCACGATTAATGCAATACTGAACGAAACGATCTTCACTAATGTTAAGATAATTCTTTGTGCGATTTTCATAAGATTCGTGATTAAAATTTTCAATGTATTTTTTATCATTCATTTAACGACTCAGTTCACGATTAGTAACTAACCAGCTTCTATATAAATCTACCCAAGACTGTAAGTTTGCGTACTTACCTTTTAGAATTGAATAGTTCTTTTCTGCAACTAATAAACCTTCTACTAATGTTGCATAGTTATCATCAGCATAAGCCCACTTCTCAGCTTCACTTACACTGCAATTCTTTTCTAATTTCTTAGTAAGAGTTAATTGTGCAAATGTTATTTTCTTAAATTCTTCGCAACGTCTAAATGTGTATAACGCATTAGACATTTCTTCTGATACTGAATCTAGTTCTTGTTTTATTGTATCTGGGTTTTTTAGAGCAAAATCTTCCATATCCTTCCTTTACAGTTTTAAGTTGCACTACTAACCTAAGCTAGTAATTCTTCAAATTTCAAAACCACTTTTGTTTCTAAAGCATCTTTAAGTCTTTTTGCCTTTTCCATTTTATGCTTTAGTTCAAAATACTTCATAGAAACTCTATGATGCCTGTCTCTTAGGTTCTGAACTTGAGTTTTCATTTTCTCCATCAGCTATTTTAATATTATTTCTAATAAACTTTGTATTCAATATGTTTACTGAAATAATCTTTCCTTCCTTTTTTTCTGTTAGAGCATCTTCTGTGTTATCAAAGAGTTCCTTAACTACTATGCTACACTCAATCAACTTTTCTCTAACCACCTTCATTATGTTTTTTATATATAATATTTGTTTAAATTGCAACTGAATATGGCGAGGGAAATCAAAAAGGGAATTTTTGAGAAATGACACGAAGTCAAAAGAAACCCTCGCCATAAGAATTTTAGTTATGGAAATTCATTTGGAATAAGAATTTTAAATCCTTAATCAGCAAATCAATTTCTTCCTTATTAACATTAATTTTACCAGATTCAATAGCTGATTTAGCTAAAGCCATAACAAACATATATTCATCTTTGTTAATTGGCTTCTTAGCTTCAACTGTTAAATCTGCATCAAAATCTTTGGCAACTTGTACCAATTCTTTTTCAAGTTCTTCTGGGTTAAAACTTGTATCTGGTTTATCCTCAGAAGGAAGTTCTTGAATTATTGGTTGTTTCTTTTCATTTGTTTGAACAAATAAACTACCATTCTTTTTTGACTCTTGTACGGCTACGGAAACTTTTTTTCCCTTAGCAATAGCAGGGTGTAAAATAGCAGACCATAAAACTATTTGATGATCTCCTATGCCGAACTTAAAATTAGGAAACTTATTGGCTTGACCATCTTTTCCTAATCTATTGTCGTAAACGTACTTTATTACTCCTTGTAGGTTCATTTTATTTCTCCTTATTGTTTAGGTAGCGATACATTTTTAAACAGGCAATCGCCACTTCTTCCTGTGCATCTCCTATTGGAAATTCCTTAATATTTAATTTGCCTTGCTTGGTGCAATTAACAATAACACCTTGCTTAACATCAATTCCAAGTTCTTCCATAATACAAATCTTATAAAGATAGATTTGAACTAACATAGAATCTCTTATTCCTGATGATGACTTCCAGTCATAGATAATATGATCTCCTGATTTGTTTTTGAATATAGCATCAAGAGTTCCAGTAAACTTATGAATACGACTTAATACTTTGCGTTCAGTAAACACAATCTCTAAACCTTCTTGCTTGTCGTACCATTCTTTAAACTTACCAAATGACTTTTTAATTTCAGGATTATGTATCTCAGGAACAATTCCTTTATGAATATAATCTTCAATTAAGTTATGAACTTCTGTGCCTACAATACCAGCAGAAGTCATAGATTTGTTAGAAGCATTTTTAATTAATGTATAAAATTCTGCTAACTGAACTTCATCATATTTTTGACCAGCAACAATTAATCTTTTAAATTCTTCTGAAGCCATTTTATTAGCCCACATTATTAATGGTTGAACTGGAGTTAAAAGTTTTGTGATTGTAGTTGCACTTGGTAACAACTCATCATTCCAAAAGTATTGATGTTGAATTGGGTCAAAGAATAAAGTTTCTTGACCATTGTATAGTTTTATTTCTTCCATTTTTCCTTCCCTTTTGTTTAGATATAAATATCCTGTTTAATTATTTTACTGTAGTCTGATTTGATTAAATTTGCATCAAATAATTTATCAACTGGGACATCAAACAATTTAGCAATCTTATAAAGTTGAGATGCTGATAATTGATTTGTACCAAGTTCAAACTTACTTATTTGTTGAGTGTGTGAACCAATAAATGAAGCCAAGTGTCTTTGCGACATATATTTGACTTTTGCTGTTATAGGTTCTTCTACTTTAGTATTGTGTCGCAAGAATCTAAGATTACTTGCTAATCGTTCATTTATACTGCGTCTTGTTTCCATATTTCCTTCCATCTGTTGTGTTGTTGTTTCCAATAATCAGAATTTATATCTG